CGTGCCTTGAACGCCGTTACGCTCCCACTGTGTATTCAGTGAAAGATTGTTCCCGCCCTGGAAGCCGTAGGAATACTCCGGGTGAAAGCGTTCGTCGTACTTCTCCGTTGCTGTGATGCGGCTGTCCACGACACCACACAGGTTCGTGCCTTGAAAGCGGCTGGCGTTCTCCGTCAGGGTTCCGTCGCTGGCAGTCGTCGCGCTGAGGTTGCAGTTGAAGGCCCAGCAGTTGGTGGGACGCTCATAGGTCAGCGCGCTGTCACTGGCCCGGGTCTGGCTAATGCTGACTTGATAGGTCCCCGTGCCGCCTGGGCTTCCGGTCAGTTGGGTAACGATCTTGGTGCGGAACGAGAACGGGTTTGAACCGAAGGTGTAGAGCGATGCGGTGTCATGCAATGCGCCATTCGACACCGATGTGACGGTGAGCGTCGTGCCCGAAACACTGCCGGTGAAGTTGCAGGCAACATACGCACCAACATAGAACAGGCCGTTATATCCCTGCGCTTGAACGTTGTCCCAGAGGATTCGATGCCCGCAAACGCCTGTTCCTGTACCGTTTGCGTTCGGGTTCGCCATCAGACCGTCGCTTGTGGCGCTGGCATTTGACCAACGAATGTCGAGCCCTTGAGTCTGCGGGATAGCATTCCACGTCCCGCCATGGATATAGACACGTTGGCTGAACTCGCTGGTGATGAACGAGTGATAGTTCCCCGTGATGTTCATCGTGCAGCCGTCGCAGATGATTTCCACATCCGTGATACCTGCACCAATGGTGAAAAGCTCGGCTCCCGTTGCCGTGAAAGTGCTTCCTGACTGGACGGTAATCCGCTTGCCGGTTGCAATCTCGCTTCTCAGCTGTGCCAGGGTTGTGACCGTGACTGGCGTTGTCGTGGTCGGGGCCGTGGGAAGCTGTGACCCGTTCGGCGCCAGGTTGTCGGTCGTAGCTGAAAAAGTAGCACCGTAGTCTGCATTCGCCCTGATCGCTGCCATCCGGGCGGAAATGCTGTAGGACGAGGAAGCCTGCGCTGTGCTGCTGGTCCTTAGGGTGAAGGGGCGGACTCTTGGCACATCACGCCTTCTTGATGGCAACCGTCAGACCATCGCCACCGCCGGCAACTGTCCAATAAAGGCTCGGCGCCTTCGATCCTGCGGTGCCTACTGCCAAGTCCCAAGTCACAAACAGCAAGGAATTCCCAAAGGCTGCCGCTGGAAGGGCTGAGTAATCCGTGCCGGCTTGCGCTGTGGTGTCCAAAGTGCGCCCGTCGCAGCGAAATACCCCAACAACCATGTCATCGGTCAGGGTGGTGGTGACTGCTACATCATCGTGAGGCCCGACCTCGAAAGAGACGGAACCAGTAGCCGTGACATCAACGGGCGAGCTGTGGGAAACACCTGCCAACTCAAGCCCGACAGCCTCGGCCGTATTGCCTCCGGTCAAGGTCCAACTAATGGACGTAACGCCGCTGCCAGCATTTTCCAGCATGTACAGATAAAGCGTGTATGTGCCGGTGTTGTAAATGCCTTCCTGGGTCAAGGAGACTGCAGTGTTGGTGACTGGCGGCGTGGCTAGAGCTGCAGCAGCGTTGACCACAAAAAATCCAACGATAAAGTCGTTTCCCGCCGTGACCGTGCTGTCTGGAGTGAAGGTTTGAGTAGTCCCGAAAGGATTCGTGACCATGTGCTTGGATTGCACCAGGGTGATCCCGCCCCCACCGCCCCCGGCGATCTTCTGAGCCGCCATCACGGCTGCAACAGCGCCTCTCATCAGGTCAACCCGGTGCCGTTGATGAGCCAGCCTGTGCTAGACACCTTCACTGACGTTGCAATGCCGTTCGCAGCGAGAGAGCGTGAACCAGTCGTGCCAGCTCCTGCAAGGGTCAGCGTGTCGCTCGTGATGGCAATCGTGACGGTGTTGATTTGGTTGATGAACGTCAGCGTGGTCCCGATGGGGTAGGGAACGTTGGCGTTTGAATCAATGGTGAAGGTGCGGGCGTTGTTGTCCGCAGTCGGATGCAGAATCTGCTGGTTCCGATCCGCCATGACAGTCGTGTAGGCCGTGCTTTGGCTGTTCTGACGCAGACCCGAATCAACCCCACCACCGAACCACGTATTCGCAGCCGTGCGAACAAGGCTGAATTCCTGATTCGGAGGGATGACGAGGGTTTGCCCGTACTCAGCCGTGACCGTGGAAGTTCCATCTCCTGCCAGGGTCACAAACCCCGTCGAGGTGTTGATGCCGTAGATCGCATCGCCCGAGCCCCAAACTCCTGTGGTGTCGTCTTCAACCGTGAGGGTGATTGCCCCGGTATCGGCAATGATCAGCCGATTGCCGTGGGTGGCTCGCACCAAGTTGGTATTGGCACTGAGGGTGACGGTTGCGTTTGCGTAGGCGATGGTGCCGCCTGCGCCGAAAGCAACCGTGCTGCCATCCGTCCCGCCCAGCGTGAGCGTGTTGGTGAAATTGAGCGTCTTGCCGGCCGTTCCAGTCAGGGTGTAGGTGCCGGCTGTGAAAGTGTTTCCGTTCAGACTGGTGGCGGTAGCGACGCCCAGCACCGGGGTTACGAAGGTGGGGGACGTTGCCCGCGCTACCGCACCAGTGCCAGCGTTGGCCGTCACCGCTACACCGTTGATAGAGAACGAATTACCCGTACCTGCGGTGTCGTAGGTCTTGTTCGTGAAGGTGATCGTGTTCGCTCGCTCGGCAAACACATGCGCCGTGGTGGCGAGTTGCGTGGTGTTCGTGTTCGCGGCGGCAGTCGGGGCGGCAGGCGTGCCAGTGAACGTCGGGCTGGCGAGCGGCGACTTCAGTGCATCATTGCTGATGAGGTCTTTAAGGAACGCGTTTGTCAGCGACCGAACCGGGGTGCCAGCTGCGGGTACTGCAAGATCGGCTTCGGCATTGGTTGGCGGGACTGACATTGATTAGCTCCAGAGAGTTGCTGCGTCCCAAGGTGTTGCTGCGTCCCATGCTTGCGTGCCCACCGGAGGAGGAGCCCCGCCACCGATGGCGTAGGCCCTAAACCTACGAATGGCGCGCATCATTTAGAGGCCGTCCCCTGGGGTGATGTAGACCGTCGACGTGCCCGTGGGGGCGATGACGGAGAAATAGGCGTCATTGGCAAAGGTGAACGTCTGCGTGGTGCTGCCACCCAGCCAAATGCCGTTTGCTGGCGTGGCCGAGATAGGAGCCACAGCCAGAAGGCCAGGAGACGGGCCAGCAGCCAGGAAGACTCCTTGCGTGGAGGCATTGCTCACCACGTAATTCATGGTCTCAGGCTCACCCTGAGACGAGAGCGCCTGTTTCGCAACGCTTGCCGAAGTGGTTACGTCAATGGCAACAGTGAGCCCCGTAGGGCGGAATGCAGACCAGCCCATGGAGGCTCCTTGTTGGGTTAAAGCGCGTTCAGCGGGAGCGGCTGGTATTCCGCCCGGTCCACGAGGATGATGTACTGCCCCGCCGCAGGGGTGGGGGTGCCGGCCGTCGAGTTCGTGAACACGATGGTGAGAACGTTGGCCGCCGAGACATAGGCGTTGCCGATACCCACGCCCAGCGTCTGAACGCCGTTGAAGGTCACGTTCACCGCGTCATTCGGCAAGAGGCCAGGGACGGTGAAGGTCAGCGGGGTCGTGGTGGATGCGGTCAGTGCGCCAGGCGTCAGCGTCGGGCCGCACATGATGTTCGTGAGAATGTTCCCACGGCTGATGGTGCTTGATGGCATGTGTTCTCCTTGAGAGAAGGGGCCGAAGCCCCCTCAAGTTCAGCTGACGTTGTAACCGTACAGGTACAGGTCGGTGATGCCGTTCGCCACCGTGGTGCCGATGTTGATGTACAGCACCGGCTGACTCGTGATCACCTGGGCCGCTACTGCCGTTGCAGCCCGCACGTAGGCGAACGCATTGGTGGTTTGGCCGGTCAGGGCAGCAGTCGTGAGAACTGCCGTACCGCCCGCAGCTGGTTGGGTGTAGATACCCACCGTTGCTGCAGCGATGTTGACCGTCGAGCCGCTGGAGTTCGTCGTGACCACCACGGTCGGCACGAAGTTGGTGATTGGCCCCACGATAGGCATCTGGATGTCACCAGCGGCCGAGACGGGGAGAGCCTTGTAGACGCCGATCAGAACCAGCGCTTGCTGGTTGTTCACCGGCTGGTAGTTGGTCGTGACGGTTGTTGCGGGTCCGGGATTTGCCATGATGTGTGCTCCTAGGTTGGTTCCGGGTTAGGCGGCAATGCGGCAACCAAGCTCTTGGTAGAGCGGTGCCCAGCCGTACAGCACATCCAGGCGCGTCGGGATGGCATCGTTGTTGATGGTGTATTGACGCACCACACGGATCGACAGGCCCACATCCTTGTCAGATGCGCGCCCAGCGAAGTGGACACCCTCAGGCAACAGCAAGTCCGCGCAGGCCATGGTGTAGGCGTTGCGGTGGAACAGGACGTTCTGCGGGCTGGTGGTCACACCCAGAGCGGCCGTGCCAATCGCCAGCGGGGTCACCGTGGCAGTTGCCGAGGTCGCACCGACTTGCACCGTGTTCTGGAACTGGCCTGCCACGATGATGGCCGGGGAGACGTTCACCACGATGGTGCCGGCTGCAGCGGTCACGGTCGTATTGACCACGAAGTTGCGCAGCTTGCCGTAGGACTGGCGGTTTTGCGGGTTCGCACCGAACAGACCAGCAATCGTGAAGGTGTCCCCTTGGTTCAGGGTCAGACCTTGCGAGTTGGTCAGGGTGATGGTCGAAGACGACGCCCAGCCAGACTGCAGGAAGCCGGTTTGAGTGGTCGTGTTGGCCGTCAGGGTGCCTGCAACCGTGGTCCAGGTGCCGAAGGTCTGGCTGACCACGTTCTGGTCCATGTACCAGTCCATGCCGCTCGAATCGCGGCCCATCTTGCCGGTCTTGAACTGGCTGGAGAGCTTGTCGCCAGGAACGAACAGGCCCTTCAGCGAGTCAACGATTGCGACTTGCGTGAACGGGTCGATCACAACCGAGCGCTTGCCGTCACGCGGGGCAGCCTCGGAATCGAGGTAGGCGCCAGCGGTCAGGTAGGTGATGAGGCCAGAAGGCGAGGTGCCAGGAACGCCGACGATGTTGGCGGTGCTGTTCTTTGCCATCACCAGGCCATCGCGGTCGATCTTGTTGGCGATTGCAGCGATACAGGGCTTGAGCACCCGATCACTGAACATGTCCATCGACAGGGCCAGGTCTTGCGTGGTGAACTGGGTGTCAACGTGGAACTGCGTGGTCAGGACGACCGGCACGCTGGTTTCGTTGAAGTCTTCCACCGACAGGTTGGGGCCCGTGGTGCCGATGAAACGACCCGGGCGACGCACGTTGACGGTGTTGCCGATCTTGGCACCCGTGACGGCGAACTGGTCGTTGTAGTCCTTGTTGACTTGGCCGGTGAAGGTCAGCTCGTTTTCGAGCACCATCAGGGCTTCGTTCGTGATCTTGCTGATTGTCAGCAGATTGTTTGCCATTTGAATCTCCGAAAGTTAAGGGAAACCGATTACTCGATCTCGCTAACGCGGAGACTTAGGCGACTGTCCCGGGATGACGCTCCGGTGGGCTGAGCTATTACTAGCTGAGGGGGACTATATACCCCCTCCTGGGTTTCTGCAAGTTATGCGCGTTGCTTCAGGCGCAATGCCTTGTACTCGGCATAACTGCCCGTGAATTCACCCGGCGAACCGATGGGGTCGTGCGAGACATTCTTGGCCTTGATGGGCGTGATGGGGGTAGGAAGTGGTTTGGCCTTGGGTTTCTCAATCTTGGCCTTTGGTTCATCTTCCCCCTCTGCCAATTCCTCAAACTTACCCTCCAGCCGGCCGATGAACTTGATTTGCTGGTCAGTGGTCATCTGCTTGAACTTGGCCGCATCCTTGTCGTCGTTGGACAGGTGATACAGCAAATCAGGGCCGTATTCGCTTTCCATGATGACTTTGCGGACCACCGGCTCATACTGGACATCGGAGGAGGTGATGATCTCGTGAAAGTCTTCGTATCGCTCCTTTGCGGATTCGATGCGCTCGTTCCAGCCCTTCATGACCTCTTGGGCCTTGGCTTCTTCCTTGGCTTTGACCTCATTGGCAGCACGCTCTGCAAGCTTCTTTTCGGCCTTCCACTCAGCTACAGCGTCGGTGTAGTCGTTGAAGTCGGCGAACTCCTTGGGGTCAGGCTCGGGGGATTCGACAACAGCCTTTGCCTTCTTGCCCTCCAACTCTGCAAGCCTGGCTTCAGCAGCAGCTGCACGCTCCTCAGCAGCGCGGGCTTTGCCGGTCAACTCTGAGAACCGGGTGGCGAGCTTGCCCTTCTTGGGCTTCTCTTCCTTGGCCTCGTCGTCGGCCTCTTCGGTCTTGGCCTCTTCCGTGACTTCCTTGGATTCAGGCTCTTTTGCCTTCTTTTCCTCCTCAGCCTTGATCTCTTTGGCCTTGGTTTCGGCCTTTTCAGCCTCTACCGCTGCCGCTTCGAATGGGTCAGCAAGTTTGGAATCATTGAAAGCTTCGAGCGTTTCGCCCGTGACGGTCACAGTAGCCAAGGTTTACCCCTAGTGATATACCCGATGAACGCATCGGTACGGTTATGCCTTTTTTGGGTCGTACAGGCCACGATTCATCTGATCCCGGCGCCACCAGAACCATAGTTCTCGGGTCGGCGTGCCGCCCTCAAGCGCCAGCGTCATGGCCTCCCGGGCATGGCCCTCGACTTCTTTCAGCTTGGCGCGCAACTCTGCCGCTTCACGCTGTAGCCTGTCGGCACGCTGCTCGGCATATTCCATACCGTTGTCCATTGCTTACTCCTTCGCGGATGTGGCGGCCAGTTGCTTTTCGTTCTCTGTGGACTCGTGGTCAAGGCGCTTCAGGTCATGTTCGTTGTCAACCTTGGTCTTGAGCAAGTTGCCGGTCTGGTTGATTTCAGCCACGGCCAGGGCGGTTTGCGAGCGAACTTCGGTGTCATGGCGCTTGGTGGCGTTGTTCACGTCGGTATCTCGTGCCCAGGCGATATTTTCCTGATCCTCGATGTGCGTGTTGGCAGTTGCTTGGATCAAGGCACGCTTGGTGTCGCCTTCGTCCTTCAGTTGAACAGCGCTCAGACGGTACTTCTTGTCTGCCTCGAGTGCTTCGATGGCCTGTTTCATCTGCTGGATGACTTGCTCTTGCTGCTTGAGCTTCATCTGCACGCCTGGGGGGACTTCGGATTTCTCGTCAATCTGGGCCAGAGGATTAGCTGCCGCCATGCGGTCAGCAATCGTCTCTGAGCCTTCAAAATCCATGTTGCGGAAGAAGATGTCCCCAGCAACCTGCATCAAAGCTTCATTGCGCTCGAACATCGGACCCATGACGGCAAGAGATTCCTGGCGCTTGGTGTTGTACCCAGGGCCGGTGTCCATCACCACATCATATTCACCCACGGTCACGTCATTGAGCACCGATTCCACAGGGCCGGGCGTCTCTTGGCCTGGGGTGGGGTTGTCCTGGTTGATCGTCTCTTGGCTCGAACGCCCGTCATCTGAGACGATGCGCACGATTCGGCCGGGTTCGGCGTAGTAGAAGGGGATCAGGTCTAGCAACTGTTCGCCCGTGAACCGCATCGAGCGGGTCATGTTGTCGTAGAAGTGGAATGTGCTGTTGTCGCTCTGCATGCGCTCGGCATTCAGGGCTTTCCCTGAGACATTCCCGCCAATGCGCATGGCCGGATCGACAATCCCAAGCACAGACGTGAGGTCGTTGCTCATCGTCTCAGCCATCACCATGGCGCCCTGCGGCGGACCCTCGGGCTGGATGCGCTGGGGCGGAGGCAGGACGCTGTTACCTGTCTCGTCGGTAACGGCTACATACCGCAGCGTCGGAGTAGCAGAGGTATTCGCAGTGGCCCACTCGTTCTCGTGGCCTTCGTCCTGGCCTTCTGCAATGACCCATTTAGCCTTGGGGGCCAGGGCGACAGATTCAACCATGGCTGTGCGCCAGAAGTTGTACTGACGCTGGGGGTCCATGGCATTCTTGACTAGGCCAGACAGCTTGCGCTTGCCGTCGATTACCTCGACCTTGCCGAACATGGGGATGACGGGGATGTAACGACCCGGAAGCTCTTTGCGGTCGATCACAGACAGGGCAGTGAGTTTGTACCAGCAAACCACGGAGCGATACGATTCGCGGGTTTCAGCGCCTGATGCTTCGATCTCGGCAAGAAACTGGCGGGGAATGTCGCTTTTCCACTCCGTAGAGCCATCGGGCATGCGGATGAGGATGCCGCGCTTGCGTCGAATCTTGAAGTACTCGGCAACGCGTACCTGATCTTTGGTGATCCAATTCGGGATCAGGTCGCCTGTTCCTCCTTCTGTGAAGTTGGCCGCCTCTTCGCCTGGGTTGTCACGTTTGAAGATGGCCTTACCGATCATGTCGGTGATGAGGAATCGCTCCATGTCAGAGCCATCAGGCATCGTGCTGTCTGGATCACGATAGCAGGAGAACGGGTTGTCCACCGGGGCTAGGTAAAGCTCTTGCTCAAACGCGTTCTCGCGCGTGTAGCGGGCCATGATGCGCCAGTAGCCCCAGCCCTCGGTGATGGAGCAGTCGAAGCCTGTGTCATAGGCAAGATCACCACCGCCACCATTGTTCTCGATGTGCCGGATCATGCCCTTGATGACATCGGCAACCTTCTTCTTGGCTCCGCCTCCAGCTGGTTCTACCTTGATGCGGGGGCGCTGCTGTCTTTGCTGGTTGGCTACCTGGAGGCAGAAAGCATCGGTCTTGTTGATGACCAAGCAGGGGCGTTGCTCAAGCTTGCGGCTGTTCTGAATCTCGGCAGGCCACTGCTCGCCATAACGAAAGCGTCGCGCTTCCATGCCATTGCGGCGGTTCTCACTCTCAGCCTCATCAGCCTGGTGAAGGAAGTCAATGGCCTCCTGGATGATGTCCTCATCGCTGGGGTGGATGGATTCGGGCTTGTCTTCGGTCATTGGTGCCTCTTGACTTTGCATCTGCGCCATTGAGACGGGGCCTCACGCCAAACCTCACGCGGTGGCTTTTCGTTGTACCAGCCCAGCACGGCAGCGGCGCGCTCCATGGGCACAAACTTCCATTCCTTGTGCTGGTCGTGCCAGAACTCGTATCCGACCTGGACTCGTGTCATCCCATCCAACCCTGATTAACCGGCAAGCGCTCAGCCTGGGTTTGCTGCGCGGGTTTCTTGCGAGGATTGACCATACCCGGGAACAACTCAGCAAGCGCCCAGATAAGCGCATCAGCCCGGTTTGGCGAGGATGCCCCGGTATACCCAAATGTGCTGAATGCGGTCAATTCATCCTCTAGCTCGGGGAAATACCCCACATGGCGAATCTTACCGGATTCATATAGCGATGAGAATGGCTCGGCTCGGACTACTTTGCCGCGAGATGCAGTTACTTGCTTGAAGGGGGTGCGAGGTCGGGCGACTCGGATAACCTGCTCGACCATTGCGCCGCCGTAGTTGGTTTCCCCAACGACAATATCTGCTGCATGGCGGTCGAAAGCGGTGGTTGCAATATTGCCCCATACAGCCGGGCCAGCTTTGACGGTGCAGTCTTCGAGAACATACCCGTTTCCATCAGTGCCAAGACCAGCGACGACGATACCAATCGCATCGTTGTCGGCGTTATCCACATCTCCTGAGCCTGAGGGGTCAACGGCAACCACGATACGCTGCATGTCTGGCAACTCTGGGCCGCCCATATGGCGCCAGCGGTCGATACACTCGTCTGAGAATAGGGCGTTTGGCGTGGCATCTGCAAATTCTCCGTATCTGAACCGCTTCTGTTGCTTGGCGCTCATGCCGCCTAGGGTCTTCTCTAGGTAGTCAGGCGGTAGGTTGGCTAGGTTGTCGTCAGGGTTAAGTCTGATCCACGCCAGGTCTTCTGGGTGGGGCAGGGGTTGCTTGGTGTTGGGGTCACGCTTCTGGATGAAGTAGAGGTACGTCCAGTGGCCTTTATTTGGCGGGTTGCAGTCATACAACATCAGGAGGCGGATGGGCCGATCCTCCATGCCTTCCACCTTGAGGTTGATGACTTGTGCCAAACGGGTGCGCACCAGCTCGACGCTACCCCAAGGGATTTGGCTGGACTCGTTCAGGTAGATGCCGCAGAACTCCAAGCCGAGAATCTTCTCGGTTCGCTCCTTGTCATCCAGGCCGGCAATCCAGATTTGGCTGCCCTTGCCGATGTCGAAGTAGCCCATCTGGTCGTTCCACTTGAACGCAACACCAGGGAAGCACAGGCGCATGACCTTGGGCAGGGTGTCCATCGCAATGGACTGCTTGGCTGCATTGAAGCGGAAACGGAGGATGGCTTGCCTTGAGCCTGGGGCTGCGATGGCTCGGGCACAGAAGGCTCGAACGGCCAGGAAGGTCTTGCCGGAGCGTGAGCCGCCTACCAGCAGGGTGTGGGTCTGCGGGCCGCTGATGAGGCGCTGGGCCTCAAGCTGCTTAGCGGTTAGGGCGAAGGCCACACGCAGCTAACCCATATTGGGCGCAAGCAAAGCACAAACCCTTTTACCATGCAGCGCCATTCGTCATCGAAATGGCTGAGGTGCTTTGAGTAGCTGCGGCACTTCCAGCCGAACTCAATTTCGATCCTCACAACAGCCCCCCATCCTGCTCACAGCGAATGGGTTGTTGCCCCAAACATGAGTCGTACGCCTGCTTGGGGGTGTAGCCATGCGCCACCACAAGCCCCAATTCGCACATCCACAGGAAGCCCACTTTGTACAGATGCGGCTTCACAGCAACCCCCCATCCTCAGACAGCAGCCCAACCTTGAACACCTCACCCGCCTTGTTGCCCACCTCTACGCTGGCTAACTTGGCATGAACGTAGGGGCTTGCAGCCTGGGCCATGTAGTCGCGGCGCTTGGGGTCGGCATCCTCATCGCGCATGATGTTCAGCATGTATTCGAGGGGCGTCAGCCCAGCGGCGGACACGGCTTGCTGCAGCTCCACAGTGCGCTTGTTCTTTGCCCCCTTGGGGCGGCCCATTGGCTTACCCGTCTTTGTCACTGTCTACTTTCCGGACACTTTTTTAGTGCCAAGCCCTGGAAACAACTGCATCAACCCCTTCAGCCCTGCGTTGTGAGCGAACGCTAACGCATGCTGGACTTGCTTGTCGTTGTCCATGCGCCTCTTCATCTCTAGGCGTTGGGCTTCGAGGTGGGTTGCGGCTGCAATGATGCGGGCGTCTTGGTCGTTCATCGGGTGGCCTGGTATGCGTCAATGGCAACGATGATGACAAGAAGAATGATGCCGAGGGTGGTCATGGCTTGGCCTTTGGCTTGGGGCCTGGCTTCTTGCGGGTCGGGGCTGGGCCGATCACCACTTGACCAGGTTCTGGCAATGGCATCTCTGAGTACAGAATCACCTTGGCCTCTGCCTCTATGCCAGCAGCGGTGAGATTCTTCTCCTTCGGTCTTGCCCATACGGGCCAGTCTGAGAAGTGCATGGTTACTCCTTAACCATGGTTCGCATATTCGCCAGCAACCTCACTGCGGTGCTTGCGGACAGCCATTGCGGCATCATCGATGTTTGAGAATACTCCCAAATGCTTCTGTTTCCCACCGAGTGCATGGGTGGCGCGCCACTGGCCTTCCTTGTGGAAACTGACTCCCTTTACTCCAGACTTGGAGTTGACTCGCAGTTTCTGGTTGAGCGCATTTTGCACGGCAGTTACCTCCCTCAGATTGCACAGCCGATTGTCATCTCTGATGCCGTTGATGTGGTCCAGCATCCGGGGGACAACCCCATAGTTCCATAGCCAGATCAAGCGGTGCGCCTTGTGTAGCTTGTTGTTAAGGCTGATGTAAACGTATCCGCTGGAATGCTTACTCCCAGCGATCATGCCAGGCGTTGCCCTTGGGCTTGTCCACACCCTCCGGACCAGCCTCCCTGATTCGGGGTTGTAGTCAAACATTTCCCTCAGGAGGGCTGCATCAATCGTTTTCATCGAGGACGCCGATTACATCCGCCTCATGAAGGGTAATCAGTTGCTCGCCTTGATGTTTGAAAAACTCCTTGGCATAGGAGCTGAAGGCCACGCGATCACCTGCTTTGAGGGTCATGGGCTCGACATACCCGTTCTCATGGCGTTTGCCTGGGCCCACTGCCAATACTGTACCTTGCTTGGCTTCTTCTTGGGAGCTGGGAGCGAGAATGATCCCGCCTGCCGATATTTCCATCGGGGTATCGGGTCGGACGATCACGAGATCACTGAGGGGCTTGAGGTTCAATCGGTTCTCCATGGGTGAATAAAAGTGCCCGCTTGGCTTCCAATATACGGAGGGAGGGAGGAGAAATGTCGGAAGCTAGCGCTGATGTCCTTCAGCTAAGGTGGGCGAAACTGGTTGTCCAAAAACAGAAGCCCTCACGGTATCGATCGCGTGAAGGCTTCTGCGGTCACTCCCCGGCTACTTTATACCCTGATGCCGGAAGGATTTGGGTTGGAGTTGTGTTGACCATGGGTTGATTATTACCCGGCTGAATTAAATCGTCAAGGGTCAAGCCGTGTCGGCTCATCAGCTCGCGGACTTCGGAGATGTGGGCTTGTTTCCAGCCTTCATGTATTTGCTCGGGGGTCATAGCTCCACCTCTTCACCCAGCTTGCTGACGATGTAGGCACGCATGGCGGCGACCAATGGGGTTTCGCCTCTCATCTCGCAGTTGCGAGGCGTCGCGCGGCGGGCGGCCTCGCGGTAGATGCCAGCGAACCACCGTTGATCATCATCAAACTCGTCCGGTGCTGCTACGTCAATGCGCTCGCGCTCGATGATCGGGCCGCCCATGTTCCAGTTGGTTGAAGGGCTCCCCCAGTTGTCGATCGGTTCCCAGCCACCGACCTCCTTTGTCTCAGGGCCATCGGCGTTATCGCCCTCGCGTGCGTACCAGCGAACTATGTGCCGACCGCCCCACTCGGCACGCTGGCGCTTGTATTCGCCTTTCGTCCAATCCGGCTCATCCTTCAGCAGCAAGCGGCCTTCAGCAAGTGCCACCGCCGCATCCAGTAGCGCTCCGGTGAGTTCGCTGGTCTTGTACTTCACAGGCTTTTCTCAATGGTCAGATGGAAAACACTGGCGTGATCCTTGAATGCCGGCACAAACTGCACCCGAGGCGTCAACCCCAGCACTGCAAATGGAGCGGTATAGCTCAGCCCAGCCAAAGGGGTGAGGGCACCACGGGAAAACCCTGTGCATTCCTCTGTACGCGTGGTTCGGGCTGGTGTGGTGGATTTGGAGGTATTCCCGTCACCATGGTTTTTGACCTTGACTTCAGCAGGGGTGGTGGTGACCGTCTCGGTGCAAACCCGTTTGTACCCATAGGCCCCGCCGATTTGAAGCCTAAACGCTCCGTATTGGCCCTGTGCCAAGTCAAATTGCTGGCTCAGGTATGCGCCTGGCCGGTTGTAGGAGTTCTTCAGCACTCCCAGCTCAGTTGCACCGGTTCGCATGTAGACGCCCCAATTCGAGTTCACTTGGCCTCGGTCTGGGGTGTGCATGGAAATTGTGTGAAGGCCGATCACTTGGGCCTTGCAGGGGCTTACTGCTGCATAGAGACAGCAGATCAGGAAGAAGGCAAAGAGGCGGTTCATGGCACTTACCGGGTCAAAACGGCCGCAAGGATCAGCAGCGGGATAACAATGACGAAACCAGCCCAGAAAGGGGCTGTAACCCACCACCACGACCAGTCGATCACGCCGCAGAGCTTCAGGACCACGAAGGCCACACCCAGCAGGCCAACAATCCCAATACCACCGGATGACGATTTCGATTCGCTACTCATCTCACTTATCTCCTTGGTTGCGGCGCTTGAGGGCGCGGGGTTCTTCAATCATCTCTGCAAAGAACTTGTGCAGGGCCTTGGCTTGGGTCTTGGTGGCCCAGATACGCACCAGCACCAGCCCTGCGGCTTTGCGGGCGTCTCGAAGGGCTTGCTGGCGTTGTGCGGGGGTTTTCATCCTTCGCACCTCAGCTCACAGAGAATCGCCAGCCGAATCCGCTCTTCTTGCTCTCGCCACTTGCGTGCATCTTCGGCCATGCGCTGCAATTGCTCCAGCACGGTGACACTGCCGCCGTCAGGCGGGTCCATGTAATACGGCCCAGGGAGAACGCTCGCTAACTCTTCTGCCTCATCCTTGCGACCTTCGGCGTAGGCGCGCGTCTCTGCCGCGTCAATCTCCGCCTTCAGAAGACCCTCGCACTCTTTGACGGATGTGCGCTCGCCAGCGCCAGCTAGATCATGGGCAGCAGACTCAACGGCGCTCACAAGCATTCCTATGTGATCTTCAATGTCGCCGGGTTGTTGGCACTCGCTCATACGCCATTCCTCGTTTCGCGCGACCGACGCACATCTATAGCAAAACGAAGCTCGTTTATAAATTCATCTTTTGAATTTGCCGCAAAGGTACGGCACAACTGTTCTATGAACTGCCAGTCTGGGTGTTCACACAACCACCTGAACCTAATGGCGTCTTGCTGTTCATAAGGATCATTGATTTCCATTTGCAATCTCCACGGTCATGCGGCAGATGCGGCCATGTTTGCTTTCGCATTCCCCAGAACGGCAATCGCAGTTATGCGAGTGATCCGCACAGTGTGAGAAGCCTTCATCACCAGGGCCGAACTCATTGCCGCACTGCGAACAATAGGTTTGCTCAAAGCGAGGCCTGCATTCCGAGCATCCTGGGTGCGCCGGATCGCGGCAGTCAGAGTGCGCGAGCAGCTTGTTGCGCGCAATCCGCTCTCCTTTTTCGGCCCACAGAACGGCCATTTCATCCGGACAGTCACGTTCACTCATAGTGCCACCAGCTTTGCCGCCATCTCGGCGTCGGCAACCTTCACGCCGTCAACATAGACGGACTCGAAATGACAGAATGGCGCGTAGCGGCGCGCTTGCTCACGGTTGAAAACCTCGCGGCCAGAGTCAAACACCCACGCGATGTACCGAGCACCATCAATCTTGCTCAGGCTGCGGGCCATACGAGCTGCTTCCTTTTCGTTCATCTCAATCTCCTGTGCGTTGCAATGCCTCTATTATGCGTCACGTTACGCCTAACGCAAGAACTATTTTGTAACCGCCAAAAGCTCCTTCGTCTTTGCCCTGTAGTGGGCCTTCAGGGCTTTGAGGTCTTCGATGGAGTAGTGTTTGGCTGGCGTCAGTCCTTCCAGCCGAGAAAGGAATCCCATGCCTTTTTTCGCAATAAGCGTCGATCGATAGGCGAGGAGATTTCCGTGTAGATGCATGTTGCAGGGGGCACATTGCTTATGCACGTTGTCTTCGTCAAAGCGAAGCTCAGGATGTGACCCGACTGAGAGGAAATGCCCGGCATGATATTGGCCACTGTGGTAGCGCCCGCAACTGATGCATGGTTCGGCAGCGTCACGAAGCACGATGTACCTGTTGAATTCAATTTGAGCCTCTTTCATGTAGTCGGAACGGGTCTTCAACTTCTCTCTCTTCACTCTGTCAGCCTGGCGGTCTGCCTTTGCCTCTTTGGCACGCTTCTTGGCTAGTCTGGATTGAGCAATTGCTATGGCGCAGACGGGGCCGCAGACAATTTGGAGGGGGCGGCTCTGAAGGTAGGTCTCTCGACATACTCGACATTTCTTCCGATTGCCCCCGTCACTCTTAGGCGATAGTCGAGTGTCCCGATGGTTACCCCGAGCACCACCGCCAAGGCCTTCCGCGTGTACAACTCCCCCTTGTACAGAATTTTCCGGTTGTCCGACTTGTTGTTGTTTTGCTCTGTGTCCGAAGCCCATTTGCAATTCCCCGGCTCGTAGTCTTTATTGCCATCCAACCGCTCTAACGAAAAGCCCTCGGGCCGTTCACCCATGTCGGCGTAGAAGTTCTCGAAGACCAGCCAGCGCTCACAAACCTTGATGCCGCGCCCGCCGTAGAGCCAGAACTTAGGGTGCTTTTCGTATTGGCACCTAGTTTTCATTGCCTGCCAACTAGCCCAGGCGCGTAAGTCGCTCGTTCCATGCTTGTTACAGCTTGTTGAGTTGCCAATGAGGAGCGCCCTTTGATAAACGGCCTTCTCCGCCCCGCAATCGCACCGGCAGAGCCACATTGAATGCTGCTTCCGCCTCTCTGCGCGCCCCAAAACAAGCCACTTCCCAAAGCGCCGCCCGGCAAGTTCGTGCCTCACTCTGTCTCCCGCCAAGCCCTGATGAACTCCACCAGTTCCGAGCATTCCGCTATGGTCAGCTCACTGGTGCGCCTGAAAACACAATCGATGCCAGCACCATCTAGGGCCGGCAGGATGACGATTTGCTCACCTCTTGCGCGCATCCAGCTAGCGACCAAGAGGCGTTTCCAGGTGTCTAGATCCCACTTCTTCCCAGCCCATTCGCGCGTGTTGGCGATTTCCTGAAGCTCAGCGTGTAGCAGGGCGTTCTGTGCCAGTCGCCTTGTCTGGGGCCGCAGTTCTACTATCGTGCCTTCTGGGGCCGTTTTGATGGCTTCCTGGGCACGCTTCCTCGCTGTTTCATGGGCAAGGATGTAGAACTGTCTCTCACTCATGGCCCATCTCTTTGAGGAAGGCGTCGGCAATCGCCCGAGCCCGCTCGATTTCATCCCAATCGGGACCGTACTCTTCGTTTTGTATGGCGGAGATTTGCTTCAGGGCCTCACAGGCTTTGGATAGCTCATCCTCGGCCCGGTCTCGCTGATCCGGGACGTGCCCCCAACTCGCAAGGGACCATTCGCCAGCCTTGATTTCATCAATCTTCTGTCCGGGCTTCACCTTGAATACCAAGGTCAGCCATCGTTGCTTTGCGGCTTCGCTCATACACACCTCTCAGTGATAGGAATGGGTATTGCTGCGGTACAGCACTGCCGGTGGGGGTGCTGCAATCGTGATCTTCGTATCCTTGGTGATGATCGGTTCACCCGGAAGTCTTGCAGGCCCACCCGTGATGTGCTTTCTTGCCACGAAGACAACCGGGTACTCGCCTGTTTCGGTCTTGGGCTTGGCTTTCTTGGGGTGGGTCTTCTTGCTGGGCTGGCGGTCTTTGTAGTACTCGTCTGCTCGCTCTTGGGTGTCGAAATAGCGCTTCTTTCCCGTACCGATTCCTGACTTGATGGTGAACAGGAGCTTCTTGCCGTGGAGCTTGTAGACGTAGCGGCTGCTTTCTACGCCTTCGGGGCTCTTGGCCTGCTCCAAGATTTCAGCGAAGACAGGGCCTTGAGGGGTGTTGTGGATCATGATTGCCTTTGAAAGAACATGACGTGCTCGGCACCCTTCTCGCACAGACGCTCTGCAGCTGCCTCGCGCCAGGTGGGGACGGTGTAGTGGTCGCATTTGTCTCGATGAGGGCACCAGCCACCCATACAGGGCCTGACAGGGGGAGGGTTCATGTCTTCTCCCTCAGGCCGCGCCATTTAATCGGGAGAAGGCCAACACCCCATTCTCGGGCCCCGTGCGCCGTATTCACTGATCTCCAGCACCCATTGAAAACGATGCCATCGAAATACGAGAAGTTGAACCCCTTGTCTTTCGAACGAACCTCATACACGCCAGAGCGAACAGGATATTCCCCCGCAGAAAACCAGGGTGTCTTCTTCATGTCTTCGCCTTTGCGTTGAACTCAATCCCTGCCTTGAAACCAGTCCACAGGGCTCGGGTGACGGTGTTCACGTAGGTTCCGTTTCGCTGGGTCAGGTCAGATTCGGGGAAGTGTTCTGTCTTGAGCCAGTGCTCAAATGATTCTTGTAGGGTCATGCTCTCTTCTCCTTCATCAGTCTAAGAAAAGCCTCTCGGCCCGATCCATGCTCTCGGCTCATGACGGCGCCCACCCTGAGCCGAGGCCGATGCGGTTCTGCCGCGCACCACCCAGATAGTCGTCATAGCAACCCTGACACATGCCGCCTCGATTGACTGCCGTTTCGGTCTGGGTTGTCTTTGCGCAGATGTTGCAGCGCACGGTCGGCTTCAACAATTCCTGCATGGCGCCGCCATCCACACTCTTCGTCTTTTGGTAGCTCATCATTTCCCCTTGTATTTCTCGGCATTGCCGAGCCAGTTTGACCATGATTGCCGCCAGCCCTTGACCGTGCGGCGCGTTCCCGCCCCTTTTCCTGAGCAGAAGTATTGGCGGAACTTCTCAGCCTCCCGAAGGATTTCGGCGACCGTCCAGCCCAATGCTTCTGCATCGAGGCCCCACTTCTCGGAAAGCTCCCACTTCTCGGCCAACTTCATCCGCGCTCTTGGGTTTGCTTTCTCGCTTTCATCCCCAAGAAAGTCTTGAGGGGGAGCCGGAACCGAAGCCGAAGGCGCCGGGCCGGAGGGCGCTAGCCCTGCATCTCTTTCTTCTGCATCTTCGTCTTTGTATGTGTCTTTAGGGGTTGACGTGCTTACTGGCGCCGACAACTGTTGACTCTGTTGACACGTGTTGACAGCCTCAGCCTTCAGACGGGCGCGACGCTCAGCCTGGGCAACTCGAAGGTATTCGCGCCTCTCAGCAGCATTACGCATCTGCTGGTACTTGCGGTGGTTGACGATCTGCCAGCCCCAATCTCGGTGCGATTCAAGGCAGACGATGCGCCGGCCATCCTCGTCGGGAGTGCGGCTGTCAGGATCAGGGCGGGCCAGAACGTCTAAGCCTGCCTTGATGATTTCCAGCGGAATGCTGGTTCGCCTGGAGATGGCGCTAGCGGTCATGTCTACCACCCCATCCTGATCCGCCAACACAATGAGCTGCTGAAACGTCACCAGAGCCTGCCACGGACCCTCTGATGCCAGGGTGCCGTCGTACATACTCTCAAAGACCTTGCCGTACAAATCGCTCTCCTTGTTGACCACTGTTGACTGTCAACAATTGTCGGCGATTTCCTACGTCTTGGCAAATGGCGTGCCGTT